GACTCATTCGACAGGATTAACTGGCAATGTAATAAGTGTGGGCGATGGGCAGAGCCAGTTGATGTGCGAACTGAACAAAGAATTATCGAATCAACAATTGAAGCCAAACTAAAGGAGAAGAACAATGGATAGACAATGCCCCTCCTGCGGTGGTCTTTGCAAGAAGTCTGGGTGTGAACGAGAGAATGTCAGGCCAGACTCTGACACGCAATTAAAGGATGCTTTAGAACTACAGGAAGTTGTTAAAGAGTTCTTTAATAGATTCCTCAACCGAGTAGAAGACAGTGACGAGGGCAAGCCCTTTAATCCTGTCATCGTTAGTTGTTGTCGTGCCCTGATGGTTCAGCCATTGTCAGATATACTAGAGCGTATGCGTGTGCTGTCTGGTGCTAACCCTAACCCACTGTATGAGGAGAAAAACACATGAAGTTTTCTGAACTTGTATCTTTAATGCGTGACTATGAGGATGCCACTTGGTCTCCCACGGCTATGGGAGTTAAGTTTGGGTGTGACTGTGGTTGTGGCGGTGACGCATATACAGCAGAATCATGGGACGAGGCAGAGAAAGCTGCTGCTGATGCTATTGTAAAGGCAAAAGAGTTTTGTACTAAGTGGGGTTTTGATTACGATGGAATGGAATAAGGAGAAGAACAATGCCTGACATTACTATGTGTGCTGGTGGTAACTGTCCTAAGAAGCAAGACTGCTATAGGCATACAGCCAATCCATCATACTTACAGACTTACTTTGTAAATCCACCGTATGATGTCAAAGAACAAGCGTGTGATTATTTCATAGACAACACAGGAAAGAACAACAATGAAAATAAAGGTTGACTTTGATGACGAACAGCTAGACGATGTTTTATGCGCTAAGTTAAAGAGCCTGATGAAGTTGCTACAGGATGACCTTAAGAGTAGGAAAGATGGCACTGGCTTGGCGATATTTGACACTGACTTTGACACAGATGTGAAGATTATAAAGAAGCACATCAAGGCTTTTAAGACTGTACTTAAATATTACGGATAACAAATGGACAAAGAACTGGAAGTATTCTTTAAGAAAGCTAAGGTGTCTGGTGTTCCTTACGAGGTAGACCTGCCTGTCACTGATTCAGTCAAGCTAGTGTGGGCTACTCCTACCCTGGAATCTCACATCACTTACATGGCTCGAGTCTCTAATCCAGCAAACCAGGAGATACAAGACACAGTCAAGAACGAAAAGCTAATTAGCTATTTGATCAAGCACCAGCACTGGTCTCCCTTTGAGATGGTAAACATTTGCATGGAGATTAATACCACCAGGGACATAGCACGACAGATCCTTCGTCATCGTAGCTTTACATTCCAGGAGTTCAGCCAACGATACGCTGAGAGTTCTACCTTCCTATGGTCTGAAGCTAGGATGCAGGATCAGAAGAATCGGCAAGCCTCTTTAGAGACTGCTGGTGACGATCTCAAGATGAAGTGGTACTTCGCCCAGGAGGAGGCACTACGAGGCTGTCTACGGGCCTATAAAGAGGCTTTGCAGGCAGGTATAGCTAAGGAGGTAGCACGTAAGGTATTGCCAGAGGGTCTGACTATGAGTAAGATGTACATGAATGGTAGTCTTCGTAGTTGGATTCACTATGTACAATTACGTACTGGCATGGAGACACAGAAAGAACACAGGATCGTTGCTCAACGATGTAAAGATATCTTGATTGATATATGTCCAACAGTAATGAAAAGCCTGTAACTCCATGCAACTTCGAGTGTGATTACGATAAGGAAAAAGAGATATGCCGAACGTGTCTAAGAACAAAAGAGGATCTGATAAACTGGAGCAAGATGACAAACCAGCAGAGACTTCTACGCATGCAACAGTTAAGCCAATCAAGATAGTGTCTATGGCTATAGATCAGAAGGGATCTTTCTATGGACTAGGTGAGGATGGTAACATCTATAGATTGACATCTAATAAATGGGAGGTGCTCCAATGAGGTGCATTGCATGTGACTGTTTACTCACAGACTTTGAGGCAACACGTAAGTCAGTCAACACTAATCAATACCTTGACTTATGCAACACTTGCTACTATACTATTAACGACGATGTGCTTGCACTAGAAAGAGCAGACCTCCAACACGATGAAGACACGGTACTTGATTCTGATAACGATACTTTGTTGGTGGATGGTATTGACAATCTGGAAGAGTAGTGCTATAATACTACTTAGTAGTTCATAGAAGTATGTTTATTATTATTTAAGAAAGATATTAAGATGCTTAGTATTTCAGAGTTTGAAGAATACGAATACGAAACAACTCTAGCAGACGTAGTCTTCTTCATTAAACAACGTGGTTGGGACACAGTACTTAAGGACATCATCGATGCGAGGAACTCAATCAGCTTCAAAGCAACAGACACAGCAAACACAGACAGCCCTTTCTAAAGGATCAGCTATGAAATCATTTACCACATACGTAATTCTTATTCTTGTCTCAGTGCTCTTTGGTTTTCTGGCTGGTATGCAAACCCAGAAGCTGGTGGTAGAGAACGAGTGCGCTAAGCTAGGTGGGTTCTACTTTGGAAACAATGTCTATCAGTGCGTAGCGAGTCGGTAATGTCTAAGCAGATAGCATCCCATCAACCATGCGATGATTGTGGATCTAGCGATGCACTAGCAGTATATGATTGGGGTACTAAGTGTTTCTCTTGTGGCGCAGTGCATCGTACTAACCATGACTACATACCTACTGAAAGGAACTTCACTGTGCATACTGCACTAGCCAAACCCACTGAACTTAGCTATGAGTCAGTAGCAGATCGTGGGATTACCAAGACCACATGCCAGGACTTTGGCGTTGGTGTTTACAACAACCAGTACTACTTCCCTTACTATGCTGATGACAATCACATCGCTGCATACAAGAAGCGTAGCGTTACTGAGAAGAAGTTTAGTGTAGAAGGATCTTGGAAAGAGGCTAAGCTCTTTGGTCAACAGTTGTTCACGAAGGGTGGTAGATATGTAACTATTGTAGAAGGGGAGTTCGATGCTCTTGCAGCGTATCAGATGTTGGGGTCAAAATATCCTGTGGTTTCTGTCAGGAATGGTGCAGGATCTGCACTTGCAGATTGTAAGGCTAACTTTGAATGGCTGGACACGTTCGAGAATATTGTTATTTGCTTTGACGCTGACGAACCAGGCACAACTGCTGCTCTTCAGGTGGGTGAACTGTTTGGCCCCAAGGCAAGACTCGTCAAGCACCAAGGGTTCAAGGATGCGTGTGAGTATCTATCAGCCAACGAAGGAAAGCGATTCGTAGATCGTTGGTGGCAGGCTGAGCAGTTCGTACCTGATGGTATCATCGCAGGTAAAGGACTATGGGATCTGGTTAATCAGCCAGTAGAGAAGGCAGATGTACTGTACCCATACCAAGGAATGAACCAGCTTACCTATGGTATACGAGCAGGTGAGTTGATTACTGTAACTGCAGGCTCTGGCTTAGGTAAGTCACAGTTCTTACGAGAGATCGTGTATCATATCCTTAAGAACTCCAATGATAACATTGGCCTGATGTTTCTCGAAGAGTCAGTTAAGAAGACTGCTAAGAGTTTGATGTCACTGTCTGCTAGCAAACCACTACACCTACCTGATTGTGAGGTAACAGAAGATGAATTACGAAATGCTTTTGACGATACTCTTGGCACTGATCGCTTATTTTTCTTTGACCACTTTGGATCGACAGCAGTTGACAACATCATTAATCGTGTTCGCTTCATGGCTAAGGCACTGTCGTGTAAGTATATATTCCTGGATCACGTATCGATTGTTGTTTCCTCGCAAGACAACGGAGACGAAAGGAAAGCACTAGACGAGATCATGACACGACTTCGCATGATCGTACAAGAGACTGGTGTATCTCTCTTCGCAGTCAGTCACCTCAAGCGTCCAGATAGTAAGGGCCATGAGGAGGGAGCAGCCACCTCTCTAAGCCAGCTACGAGGCTCTGGTTCCATTGGTCAGTTGTCTGACATAGTGCTAGGTCTCGAGCGTAATGGACAGGCTGAAGACCCTGCAGAGAGGCACACTACCAGGGTGCGTGTACTAAAGAATCGTTTCTCAGGCTTGACAGGACCTGCCTGTTCGTTGTATTATAATAGGGATACAGGACGAATGACGGAACTATTTGATGAGCCACTCTAGGATAATTATTCTTGACATAGAAACAAACCTAAAGCATGACACCATCTGGTGCTGTGTAACAAAAGATATAACAACAGGTGAAGTAAACGTATGGACGGAACCAAAAAGTTTGAGAAGTTATCTAAGGCAGGACGATCAGTTCGTTGGACACAACATCATTGGGTTCGATGCACCGATATTGAATCGGCTATGGAACTTGAAGATTCGATTGAGCCAAGTGTCGGATACATTGATAATGTCGAGACTACTAAGCCCAAGTCTAGAGAACGGACACAGCCTCGACGCATGGGGAAAGAGGCTAGGGAGGTACAAAGGGAGCTTCACGAACTTCAACGATGGACTAAGCGATGAGATGATTGAGTACTGTAAGCAGGACGTAGAGGTAACGCACTGCTTATACACTCAGCTAAGTAGGGGTCTAAAGGATTGGGATCAGAGATGTATAGATCTCGAGCACAACGTAGCAGCAATCATATCAAGGCAGGAGAGACATGGATTTAAACTTGACGTTACGAAGGCTATTGACTTGGTGGCAACTTGGAAGACAAAGCTATCAGAGATCGAAGAGAACTTACAAAGTATCTTCCCGCCTATAGTTACTGAGCGTTACTCTGAGAAGACAGGTAAGAAACTGAAGGATCATGTAGAAGTATTTAATCCTGGCTCTCGTCAGCAGATAGCAGATCGTCTTATGTCCCTTGGTTGGAAGCCAGAGAAACATACAGAGAAAGGATCGGTGATAGTAGATGAAAAAGTCTTGGATGGAATTGATATACCAGAAGCCAGAGCAATATCCGAGTACCTACTCATACAGAAAAGGGTGGCTCAAGTTAGCTCCTGGATTGATGCTGTATCAGACAGCGGCAGGGTTCACGGTAAAGTCATCACCAACGGAGCAGTCACAGGAAGGATGACACACCATAGCCCTAACATGGCACAAGTACCTAGTGGTTCTAGTCCTTGGGGTAAGGAGTGTAGGGAATGTTGGACTGTAGATTTAGATAACTATCTATTGGTAGGCGCAGACGCTAGTGGCTTAGAGCTTAGGATGCTAGCACATTACATGAAGGATAATGATTATGTTAAAGAAGTCTGTGAAGGTGACATTCATACCAAGAACCAAAATGCAGCAGGTCTTCAAACCAGACCACAAGCTAAGACGTTTATCTACGCATTCCTATATGGGGCAGGGCCAGCCAAGATCGGGTCAGTTGTGGGTGGTGGTGAGTCAGAAGGAAGGAAACTCATTAAGTCTTT